TAAACATGCAAGCAATCGCACCGCCAACAGAGCCGGCAGGTCGCGCCGCACCGGGACATTCTTTTCAACAATAAGGGTATAAAATGAAAGCTGAAATAACAAAAGAAGGTAAATTGCTGTTAATCCCGGCGTCACACAGCGAAGAATTTGCATTGGCAAGCTGGCTGAATGATAAGAACGGCAATTCAGCAGAATTAACCGCTTACTTTGAACAAGGGCATAGTGATTTTTACATCACATTGGCCGAGGCAAGCAAAGTTGTAGACGAAGATGCGGCAGCTTGAAGAACATGAATTGCAGCATAGCAGTTTCCTAGCTATACAGGAACACTTTGTCGATAGGTTGGAAAAGCTACGCAAGACGCTTGAAGGCAATCTTGATGCAGAGCAAACCAACACAGTAAGAATACAAATTAGGGAATGTAAGTCGATACTGGCTTTCAATCCAAAATACATGCCTGACTGAGTACGGGCTAACAGTAAACATAACGGCGCAAGTCCTTATGAATGGAGTTTAAATCATGGATGAAAATGAGTTAGTTGATTCTTTTAACGCAGGGTTCGATGACGAAATAGAAGTTGCCGCCGTAGAGGTGCCGACAGAAGTAGCGGTCGAAGAACAAGGAGGCGAACAGGAACCCACTGAATATCAAAAACTTGAGCAGCTTTTTAATGACCGGCTGGAAGAAAAAAGCCGAGAGTTAGAATCTAGGTTTGAGGAAAGGTATCAGAAGGTAACGGGTAAGCTCGGCGAATTTAACCGAAAATTATTAGATTCACAATCAACAGGAAAGTCCTTAAGCATTACCAAGGACGATTTAAAGTATGTGACTGAGAATTTTGGGGAAGAATTTGCAGAAGGCCTTGCTAATGATTTGGCAGGATTGAAAGGCAGTTCAGGTGGTGAAGATACTCTTAAGGAGTACATAAAAGCCATCGAATATAAGCAAAACGATCATATCATTTCAATGAAGCACAAAGGCTGGGAGCAACTGGTTCAGGGCGGTGATTTTAATGAGTGGTTTTCAGGATTGTCACCTGACGCTCAGATAGACTCCGATAATCCTATTGATATTATTGACTTGCTAGACAGCTACAAAGAGCTGAAGGCTATGTCGGCAGACGCTGACTTCTTAGCGTGGAAGCAAAATGTAGGGGTAGCAATACCCAATGAACTAGTGATTGATACATACAAAGGATGGAAAGATCTATCAAGCCTAAACGGATTTTCGGAATGGGCCGGTAGGATCACTGACGAGAACACACGTTACCGTATTGGTAGAGATACCAGTAAGCAGTTTATGGATTCTGCAAAACAAGCGTTTTTAGAGCAAAAAGGACTTAATTCATCTAAGCCAAAAGACACTAAACAGGTGAACAAGCGGTTAGAATCTGCTATATTACCTAAGACAACATCAGATTATGCGGGCCAAGGGACTGGTCTTGAGGATTATTTCTTGTCTGCGTTCGACGATTAAACTTTTTTTAAAGGATTAAAAAATGGCTATTCAAAATTATGCTTTAACGCCTGGACGAATTGAGAAATTCAAAGGCGAAATCATCAAGGCGACATTAGTTAAGGAAATCTTAGCTAAATGTGGTCGTCAAATTCAAATGCCTAAGAACAACAGCAAAACTTATGTTGCTCGTACCTGGGTTCCTTATGGTGCAACAGCTTCAAAAACCGGCACTGACAACAGAAATACTCGTTTTACTTCTACTGGTCAAGCTGGTGTAGATCGTGCGGCTGTTGTTGTTAATGCGCATCTGTCATCTGACGGCGTTTCAAGTTCATCTGATACATTGGTTCCTTTGGATTACACGGCAACAATGAGAGCTTACGAATGTAGCTATTCATTCTCTCGTGAAACCCAAGACCTTTACGAAGATGATATTCCTGGCACTATGAAGGAATTGATTGCTGACCGTGTGTCTTTTGTAAATGAAACCATCAACTACAATGCATTGCGTAGTTGCTCTAATATCTTTTACGGCGACACCACATCCGCTTCTGGCACAGCCGCTACATCAATTGCCACAGTTGGTAACAGTATGACATTGAAGATGTTGCGTCGTATTGCTCGCTCTTTGCTTGCTAACTCAGCCAAGCCAGTGTCAAAGCTGTTGAAGGCTGGCCCTGCAATCAATAGCGTTCCTGTTGCACCTGCTTTCTTTGTGTACATTCATACTGATCTCGTAAGCGATTTAAGAGCATTGGGTGGCAGCAGCACAAATACCAGCGGCTTCTTCCCTGTTGAAAACTATGTTAATCCTGGCGATGCGGTTCCTGGCGAAGTAGGTAAGCTTGAAAACTTCCGTTTCATTGCTTCACCATTCTGGCCTTCATTGTTATCAGCTGGCGCGGCTACTGCCGGAGCTGCTGGCATGGTTAGTATCTTAGGTACAAACAATGACGTTTATCCGTTCTTTGTTTTAGGCGAAGATGCTTATGCTCAGATTGCTTTGCGCGGTATGGATTCAATGCAACCGACATTCATTCCAGCAAACACACCAAGCAAGTCAGATATTCATGGCAAGCGCGGTTATGCAGGCGCGTACTGGTACAAGGCAACATTAATCGAAAATGATTACTGGATGGCTCTTGGCTACGTTTGCAACGCTGTAATCTAATCATTTAACAGGAGTTTAAAATGGCTAACAATCCAGCAGGACAAACGCAGGCATTGCCTGTTATTTCACAAGACGCTACGCCATACACGCAGGTTTCTATCGCGTATGACGCAACGGCTATTACAGGTACTGACACGACTACGGTTACCGTGGGCTTTAAAGCTCGTCGTGTCAGGATCACCAATCTGACATCTCAGATTTTATGGGAGTGGTTTGCAGCTCCGGGTGGCGACAACTATTGCAAAACAGCAGCTACCGGAGCGAGAACACTGGTTACCACTGCTGGTTTGGTAGCAGTTGCTGATAGAACCATCGTCATTTCACACAATGCTACTGCGCCAGCTGTTATTACAGCATCCGGCACAGTGCTAGTGGAAGCCTGGGGCTAACATTGGGAGGGCGGTGTAACAGCCGCCCATTCTTTACTCTAAAAATGGATTTTAATAATGAGCGGAATATCTAACCACGAGCGTTCTTTGCGACAAAAACAACCGATTGATTTGTCTGCAAGCGCTAACCCACAGTTTGAAGAACTTGATGTCATCACTGATCCAATGGCTATGACAGCTGTTGAATCTCTGTCATTTATGGAAGAACCAGTGACGGTTATTATAAATAGAGGGACTGAAAAGCACTCACCAAAATCAATTCCTGTTGGCGTTAACGGCGAACAATTGAATATTCCCGTAGGTATTCCAGTCATTATCAAGCGTAAATTTGCAGAAGTATTGTTTACTTGCAAAAGCGATAACATCGAAACTGTTGTTGAAGATATATATATCGATGGTGATGCAGACAAGCGAAACATGATGCAAACCTGGACTACTCCACGATTCGCAGTCAGCATGATGGAAGATAAGTCAGGGGCTAAAGGTCAGCACTGGCTATCAAATTTGATGGCTCAATAATATGACTCTGCTTGATCTAGTACAGACGCTAAGGCAAGAAAGCGGCATTGCTGGCAATGGCCCGACAACTACAATTAATCAATCTGGTGAATTGGGGCGTTTAGTCAATTGGATCAAGCAAGCTTATCTGGATATTCAGGATAAGAATACATCATGGAACTTCATGCGTAAGACATTCACATTTGATTGTGTGATTGGAACGCAGAATTATGATGGTAGCCAGATACCAGATTTAAGGAACTGGAAACCATACAGCAATAGAATTTATCTTAATACGCCTAATAACGAATGGTTCTTGCAATTTATACCGTGGGAAGAATTTAGAGACTATAGGGGCTTTGGTGCTTCTCGCGCTCAAACTAGACGTGCTATTGAATGCACTATTAATCCAGCTAAGGAGCTTGTGTTATGGCCTATCCCGGACAATACCTATACGGTTACTGGCGAATACTTTAGAACGCCACACGTCATGTTGCTTGATGCTGATGTCCCACTGTTCCCACAATTTCACATGTGCATTGTCTTTAATGCTCTTATGCGTTATGCGTCATACGTTGCAGATCCAAGTCTATACGCTTACGCACAGAAAGAATATTTAAAAACCATTTCAATGCTGGAAAATGACCAGCTGGAACAAATTAAATTTGCTGGCCCATTGGCTTAAAAGGACTTTAGCATGACAATACCATTTGTTGATGGGACGATTTTACTTGCATCAGAGCTTAATCAGTTAGCGGTTAAGGCTGATTTGGCTGGTAGCGGTGGCGATGCTTTAGTTGGGCATATTGCCAGTGGAGCAGGCGCGATTCCCAGGACTGTTCAAAGCAAATTACGCGATACTGTCAGCATTAAAGACTTTGGTGCTGATCCAACAGGTGCAACAGATAGCACGACAGCCATAAACCTGGCGATAGTGCATGTAAATTCAAATGGCGGGGGAGCTATATACATACCAGCAGGAACATATCTAATAAGTTCTGCTATAGATTTATGCT